GTCCAGCGTGCCTTGAAAATCCGGCTGGGCGTGTGCGGTGAAGCGGCCCACGAAAATGCCGCCCTCTCGCTTTTCCAGCACCCGGAACGGCTCCGGCGTCTTCTCCACCTTCGCCCGGCTCTGGCTCGCGTACAGAAGGCACGCCTGACGGATGGCCTCCTCGAAGTCATGGCCCCGGTTGTTGCTCATGCTGGCGTGGTACTGGCCCAGCGCTCCGCGTCGTCCCTTCATGCCATACCAGCCTCCACAATATGCGTGGCCCGCATATCCGCCGCGTGCAGCTCGTACACGATGCGGTGCAGCTTCATCGCCTCGTTCAGGCCCTGGCTCCCGCCGCGCACAGCGTCGTCCCACGCGCCCATGTGCCAGCGGATAGCCAGGGCCTCCTCGTCTTCCAGCTTCATAAACCGCGCGATCAGGTAGACAGACTTTTCCCCGTGTCCCATGGGGAAGCGGTCCTTTTTCACGTAGGAATAGACCTCGCCCGGTCCCGCGTGATGCTCCCGCACGTATGTATTCGCCTTGCACAGGTCATGGAGCAGCGCGCAGATGGCGACGGCCTCCATCGTCGGCTCGTTGTCGATCACGACCTTCCGCAGCTCCCGGAACACGTTGACGCTGTGCTCCACCAATCCGCCGGGGTAGGCCAGGTGATGCTTCGTGCTGGCTGGCGCGGTGAAAAAATCCGTCTCCCGCTCCATCCATTCCAAAAGCTCCTCCGCGCCCTCCCGGTGGATATACCGCCGGTAAAGCTCTTTGAACTGTTCTTCTCCTGTCATTTCAGCCCTCCGTTCTGTTTTCTATGCGCTCGCCGCATGGTCAGGTAGAAATACCATCCCGTTTGCTCGTTGAATGACTTCTCGCACTCCACCAACTCCCAGCCGCGATACTGCTTTTCCCAAAAACGCACGAACTCCTCGCTGTCCTCCGGCAGCTTGGCGATCTTGTCCAACTGGCGGCGCGTGTACTTCCGGTCGTTCGGTGCCCGGTGCCACGGCTTTTCCAGATTTTGCGATTGCGTCCAGTGCTTTTTCCCGGCGCTGTCCTGGACCATGTACCCGGCCATGCTGGCGATGCCCTTCGCGTTCGGTCTCAGGCGGTCGGCGTTGGCCCAGCCGTACATGACCGGCTCCCGGTCCTTTGTGCCCTTGGTCTCCCACCACAGGTTTTCCACCTCGTCGCGGTCCAGTCCGCCGTTCATCAGAATGTGATGGTGGATGCGGTGGGTCCCATCCTTCTTCCGTCCAATCTGTGTCACAAGCAGATACTTGAGAGGGGGAAGGCCCCGCTTCTTCCGCAGGTATGCTACCCGGCGCAGATACTTGGCGACGATCTTCGCGGCCTCCTCCTCACTCTCCGGCAGAAACTCCGGGGCGTAGGTCAGATGGACCACCAGATCACCCACGCCGAAATTGCTGTTGGCGAGCTGAATGAAATAGCGCTTGGCTCTCCGGTCATTGAGGTTCTTCTGCTTCGGCGCAGAGACGTTGACTTTCTTCCCACGCTTCCGTCCGACCGCCTGCTGCTGTTGTCCGCTGTACGGATAGATTTCCGGTGAAAGGAAGTTCTTCCCACAGTGGACGACCTTTTCTCGTATGAAAGACCTGTTTATCATCCGTGTACCCCTTTGCATCGTCTCCTGGTCCTTCCTCGATGCTTTTCGCAAGAAGGATAATACCCATTACAAGCCCGTCCGCCGCCTCCCGGCGGCGTTGCGGCGCGCCTCTCTGCATCCCGCGTTGAGGCCGCTATCTTGACTTTATCCGTGCATTGTGGTACAATATGTAGTAGGAAATGGCCCCACGCACAGCAAAATCTTGAAGATTTCTCCCCCGGTTTTCGCTTCCCACAGCGAGCGCCGGGGGAGAATGTTTTTTAGAACAGATATGGATTTCTTGTGATGCGGACGATCTCGTCGATCTGCTCACCGCCCATCTGGCTCGGATACGGCGAGCGGAGCCACCACAGATTTTCTTTCTTCGGAATGGGGATGCCCCGTCCGCCTTCGTAGTTGATGTGGGACACGATCTCCTCCATGCTCATGCACTCCATGTTGACCAATGCCTGCTCCACATCACGGTCGCAGCAGTCATTCCAGAGCATATACAGCTTGTCCCCGGTGATGCCGTTGTTCTGCATACGCCGGAACGCTGCCTCGGCGCGATACGGATTGTACTCATAGGCCAGCATCACGAACGTCAGCGCGCCCGGATTGCCTTTGCAAATATCGAATGTGACCATGGCTGTCTCCTTTGCTCTCCGGCGCTTACGCACCGGAGATTTTTTCGATTTCCGATCAGATGTCAAAGCCCGGCGCGAAGCCATGCGAAAAGTAGGCGTAGTAGTTGCTCGCAGACCCGACCGTGTTCACACGGCAGAAGTTGCTCGTGCCGCTCGCATACACGGAGCGGAGCCACCAGAAATACGTTCCTTTGTCGCCGCACTCCTTCACGCGGTCGCGCTCACGCTTGAAAATCTCAAGTTGAACGCTGTCCGGCTCCTCGTTCCACCAATCACCCGCGCCGAAAACGTCGGTCGCGGAGGGTATCCACAGAGTATCCGCGTACTCGTGACGTTCTCCGTCGATTTCCTCGGACATGAAACGAGGCTCGAACTCCTCCGCGAGCTCGTCCGGGAAAAGCGGGAGAATATCCTCGAGGACGTGTCGCCGTCCCTCGCTCTTGAGGTATCCGCCCTTGTTGGTCGGCGTGTCGTTCATGCGCCACTTATCCGCGAGGCAGTCCTCGAGGACGAAGCGGGCGCGCTTCTCGTTGACGTAGCCGCCGCAAACGGCATTGACGAGCTCGCCGTTTTTGAGCTCGATAGCGAACTTGTCGCCCGGGCGGATAAGCTCGAGGCCGTTCCCGCTCGAAATGGCCTTTTTGAGTTCCGCGAAAGAGATTTCCTTGTTCCTTGTGGTAATGAGTTGCATCGTCTTTTCCTCCGTTCAAAAGATTTTACAGAAATAGTGATTGCCGATAATCATATCGACGCTCTCGTTATAAGGCGCGGTCGAAAAATAGACCGTATCCTCTGAAAGAATGTGCTCCCGCTCCTCTATGGCGGTATGCACCGCGAGATATTGTTCCTTGTCCGGCTCCGCCGAGTAGAGGTACGGAGCGGGGGAGAATTGCCACACGTCGCCGTATTTCTGAAATACGACCTCCTCGACCGTATCCGGGAAATAGTCGGAGAGCATACGGTTTAGAACGACCTCGACGACGGCGACTTGTCCCTCGAAGCTCTCGCCGCGCGCCTCGTGGTAGACGAGGCAAGCAAGGATATAAACGTCCTCGTCGCTGAAATGGAGCTCCGCGTATCTGTTCTCGGGCTCCGGCTCTACCGTCAGCTCCTCCGGCGTTTCCTCCGCCGCCTCCGGCCTTGCCGGTGCTATGTATGTCAGCGTTTGCCGTTCTGCCGTGAGTGCGTTTCTCCGCTCCGCGACCGGCTCCGGCGCTGTCTCGCGGATGCGGAGCGTCACTATGAGCACCAACGCAAAGAGGAGAGAGGCGAGGAGGGCGGCTTGCATCCGGCGGCGCTGTCTGCGGCGTTTCCGCCGCTCCTGCCTTGTCATGGCTTACCGGCCTCCGGCGTATCCTCTGCGAGTACGATATACTCGCACTCCCGGGCGATTGCCGTCCACCGAACGCCCCACGCACGGGCGGCGGCGTGTACTGCCTCGTATTTGTTCACGCCGTTTACGGTGAGCTCGCCGTATTCCTTGTGACGGACGAGGTATAATTTCATCGTCCCAGCAAAGCGCGGGCGGTATCCCGCCTGTGCTGATTGCTCGTGCTTCATTCTGCTACCCTCCCGTCGATAAGCTGAAAGCTCTCTCGGATAGTCACGGGCTCGCGTCTGCCTACGTCAAACTCGAGGACGCAATATCGCCCGCCGGGATGAACGTAGACGACCGTCCCGGGGATTGCTTTCGGCTTGCCGTCTTTGCCCGGAACGTCGAACGTCGCGGGCTTTACCGTGATGCGGTCGCCGAGCTTAATCATTCTACTACCTCCGGCGCGTCTGCCGCCTC